TCTTGTCCACGCTGATTTATTGTTACCATATCAGGCTTACCATCAGCACCAATAATACGCATAATGCGTTCTTCAGAATAAATAAAAGGAATTAAATCTAAACAAATACGACCACATTGTCTAATACTACGAGTTAAATTATCGTAATAATGGAAGTTGGTCATGTCAGTTTGTTGTTGCTGACCATTTAAAGCCTTACCACTTATCATGCCTGTAGGTAGTTGACTAGGGTCATAAATGCCTACTACAGCCATTAAATCGCTGTTTAAGCCTTGTAAAGCCGTTACCATTCCTGTTGGTGGTGGTTCAGGTTGAATACGTTGTGGTGGTGGAGCTGGTCGACCTTCTGAATCCGTTTGCTTATAACGTAAAATCGGCATAGACTTAATGTTTGCCGTATTCCACTCCATTTCATGACCTTCGTCTTGCCCTTCAGCCAACATATATTTAGCTTTTGGTGCTAATGCTACGCTTTCTGTTAATGCTGTTGACCAGAAGTTATACATTCTTTGTGGGTCTTTAGCCATGCGAGTAAGACCAAATTTCTTTTTCTTACTATCAACTATTAACTGTTGACCATAAACAGGCACAACAGGTATGTATTTACCTGCCCAATCAGCACGTTCTAAAACTTGCATACCTGTTAGTTTTACCCATTTAATCTTCTTTTTAACTGTTTCACGCTTGCTGACTACATAAATGCCTGCGTCTTGCATATCCGTTTCTTTAGGCTTTTCATCTTCATAGATTGTTGTACCGTCAGATAAAAGCAACAGTTTTGTTCTAATACGTTCTGTGTAAAAGTATTCAGCAATTCTAATATCTTCTCGTGTAATCCATTCCGATTGAGAATCACCTGTTCCTCTAGGATTAAACCCAGCACCATCGTCAGCATCGGGATACATTCTTCTAAAGGATTCTTTACTAATCACTTCAGTAATTAAACATTTTTCAGCGTCTGAGCCATCAGGTTCAGTAGAATTAGGGTCAAAATAGACCATAAAAGGATTTTCTATACGCTTAATATAGATTTCTTGATGAAAACTGTCAGGTCTAGGATAATCGTGCGTTATTCGCCAATATCCCCAACCCATACGCACAGCAAAGTCAAACGCATTGTCATAAGCAGCATCAGCGTCAGATTGATTTTCAATATGTCTTAAAATGCCTGTAATGATTTCAGCAACCTTAGCATCAGCTTCATTGTTCATGCCATGAGCTTTCATTCTTGGTCGTTGCTGTCGTTGCTGATTGGTTATTTGTCGAACATAAGCATCTATCTTGTTAATTGTCAGATAAGGTCTTGATTCTAAAAGCCTAGAATTTTGTATTTCTACTGGCCATTGGTCGCCACCTGCAAATTTAAGGTCATCAAGAGCTTCAACTCGGTTATTTGAGTCGTTATCACTACAGAATCGTAAAAACTGTTTAGCTTCTTCAATGATTCCTGATTCGTCATCATCTTCTGTAGAGTAGATACCACCATTACTTTGTACGTTCGTAACCATAGATTTTCCCTTATTGCATCCAACTGACTACATCATAGTTCATTGGTTTGCGTTTGACTACTTTTTTCTCTTGTACCATCAATGCTATGTACCTAAATGCATCTGCACCATGACTGTATTGGTCATGTAATGGCTTTTGGCTAAATGCTTTTGTATCAGGGTCAACGTCATAGCGATAATGTCTTAAACATTGTAATCCTACTTCAGTATTTGTTTTGTCAAAATAACACGTTGGAAATATAGTTCTAGCTGCATTAATTGAATCAGCAATTGGCACTCTTTCAATTATTCTTACATTGTAACCACTTGCCCTAACAATATCTTCGATGCTTCGACCATTTGAAGCAATCGTTTTATTGCGAGCATCATGTGGCAAATATAGCGTTTCATAGACATAACCAAAGGTTTGCATTTTTGCCAATATTTCGGTGATGGTTGTTTGAGTTACTTCAAAATACCGTATTAAACGTATTTCCATGCCAATAAATTGCACAAACCATATTGCTGTAGCATCAGCCCAACCAATATCAAATATAGCCATAACTGGTTTAATAGGGTCATAAGGTACATTACAGATTCTTCCATCTTGTTCGGTTCGGTTCATTTCTTTAGCAAAAACAGCACCATCTATTGTTGACCGAGTATAACCTTCCCAAACGTTTTGATAGGCTTCATAATCTCGGTTTTTTAGTGATTGTCGTTCTAAATCAAGAACTTCTGGAAACCAAGGATTATCTGACCAATTAATTTTTTGAACAATAGCGTCTAAAGGTGGACTTATAACAAAACGTTTATACGTTGCATCTGTTGGTAATTCAGGATTAAACGTAATCCATATCTCGCTGTTTTCTTTACGAATAGTCGGTATTAATATATCCCAACTGGTTTCTGTAACGTTATTTGCTTCTTCTACCCAACAATAATCAATACCTTCAATAGACTTTAAATTGTTAATGTTGTTTTTAATACCTGCAAATATAAATTCTGAACCATTTATTCCTCTTATAGTGGACTGGGTTATTTCGTAATGTGCTTCTAAGTTTAGATTATAAATCTGGTCAGTTAATAGTTTATGAACTGAATCTCTAATAGACGTTTGAAATTCCCTAGCACATAATATTCTAAGAGTTCTTTGTGCAGCCATGCAAAGTAATGCTCTTGCTACGGAATGAGATTTACCTGCTCCCCTTCCACCATAAAGAACACGATAACGAGAGTTTTCAGGCTCAAATAAACACTTTAATTTTGATGGAAATTGTGGCCATATAAAGCCTTTTTCATCAATCTTGTTTGACATTTGGTTCTACAAAAGTAATGTTAATACCTTTAACTTCTGTTCCTTCGCCACCTGAAAACTCAGTAACGTTAGTTTCTTTCCAGCCTGCTCTTGTTTTTAGCCAAAATATTGCAGCTGTCATATTACCTTGTTTTGCTTTTTGAAATAGAGTTCCTGCTACCTGGCTATTTGCGTCTATTCTGCCATCTTCTAATTCTTGCTTATAGTGTTTTCTAAGCGTGTCATCAGTAATGCTAAGTTTATGTGCTATATCAACATAACGAGTTCCTACAGCTGCTAATGTTTTAACTAGCAAACGTGTATTTTCATCAGGAATATGCTCTATACCTTGTGTCATACCTTTTCTAACTCCGAAAGAACAGCTTTTTTACCTGTAAAATCTTCCCATCGCTTTACTATAACATCACAGTATTTGGGGTCTAATTCCATTACAAAAGCATTTTTACCTACTTTTTCAGCAGATATTAGTGTTGAACCTGACCCACCATATAAATCCACTACATTCTTTTTGTCTTTAAGACTAAAGTAATCAAAAAACCATGTTACTAGCTCTACTGGCTTTTGTGTAGGGTGAACTCGTTTTTTATCATGCTCTTTTTCCATACCAAAGATTCCAGCCCACTTAACTCTAGCCATCATTCTTTTATAAGGAATAAGTTTATTAATATCCCTTAATTCAATTTTAGGCTTCATTCGATGGTTCAGGTGTATTTTCAGCAATATGCTCTTGAACTTTAGCGTTTGCTTCTTTAATCATTCTATCGTGTAATTCTTGTACGAGTTCCATAGGAAGTTTACGCAAACCAGCAATAATGATTTCAACTTCGCCAGTTGTATGCTCAAATGCTATTTTTAAGTCTTTTAAGTTCATTTTTTTCCCTTTTTCGTTTGTTTTTTTGCTTCTCGTGCTTCACTATAGGCAATTGCCACAGCCTGTTTAATGGGTTTGCCTGCCTTTACTTCTGTTTTAATGTTTTCTTTAAATGCTTTAGGACTTGCTGATTTTTTTAACATGATTAACAGTTCCAATTCTTTAATGATGCCTTGGCTCGTGGTGCATCGCCTTTAGCGTGTTTAACAACTCCTTCCATTCTTGCACAGAAAGACTTTTTACGACCTTCATCAGCTTTCGTTTTAGGATTAGGTGCTGGTGCTTTTAAATTAGCGTTATTCTTTGCGTTGTATTCAGCACGACCTTTTGCTGTCATGCCTGCACCCTTTTCTGTTGGATTGTAAGTCTTTCCCTTACCTGTTGTTTTGTGGGGTATGGGTTTATCGTGCTTTTTCATACTTTCTCCTCAATAAAACATACATCTTGCCATGACATTAACAAAAAACGTTCATTGTTGTAAAAATATTCTGTGTATTTTAAGTATTCGTCATTACCCATGTGTCCAAAACGTATAAATGCACCCACTTCAATTGGCATTTGCTCACGTTTTCCATTCGGTAATTTTTTGCCCTCGCCCACAGCTACGACTGTACCCATGTTGTCTTTTTCATCCATGACAACAGCAATTAAATTTGATTTGACACGTTCTATGGGTTTTACTAAGATTTTATCGCCAAGTGGTTTAAGCATACTTACGAGGTCTCCCAGCTTTCTTTTGTCCTGAATTTAAGACAACAGGCTCACTAATGCTTTGAATCATGTTATTTATAGGTAAGTTAATCTTCTGTGATAAAAACTCACCACACCAATCATCTTTTGATTTATTAACAGGTTCAGGGTATCTTTTGCAAATTCCTAGTCGTTCTCCACTAGAAAAAAATTTACAAAAATTACATAAATCTTTATTGTTACTATCAGCCATTTAGGTAAACTCCGATTACTTATTGGTTAGAAAGCCCATTA